GGTGACGTCATAGTGCGTGTTGCTGGTGGTGATGTGCGTCACGACGCGGCCTCATCCTCGGTGCGGCGGCGGCGCGCGGCGGGTTTCGCGGCGGCGCTGGTAATCTCTGCGAAGCCGTTGGCCACCAGAACGGCGGCATCCTCATCGGACACTTCGACTTCCGCGCCCATCGGCTGCGGCAGGCCCGCAGCCCACGGCTGGCGGGCGCTAATGATCTTGATCGTCGGCATGGGCATTCCCCCTCAGAAATGGAGAGACGGCCCCGTGGGGGCCGTCTCAGGTCAGTTTAGGATCAGAGTGCGCCGTTGATGTCGGCGATGATCCCGTGTGCCTTTTCGGTGTCCACTTGCAGGCCGTATTCGCAGGAAATCAGACGGCGCTCAGAGTGGCCAGTGCGGGCCAGTGGGCGCTGCTTGACGTTCTGCAAGAAGGTCATGCGGGCGTAGGACGGGTCCAGAACGAACACGTCGCGGGCGGCTACCGTTCTGGTTTCAAGGAACCTAGACGGTACAATCTGAAGTGTACCGAAATCGGATACGTATACATCAATGGCCGCTACAAGTTTCTTCTTGTCGGTCATGTCCTGATACTTGGTGGCCGAGCCAGTGAAGGTCGAAGAAATCTTCTGCTTCACGGCAGAGCCGCACAGGACGATGGACGGCTCCGCGCCGTTGTTCCAGCAGGCCGCGATCACGTCCTTCAGCATCTGCTCGGTCAGGGCACGGGCGGTGCCATCGGTCGCAGCGGCGTTGGGGTAGCCCGACGTGGTGCCCGACAGGGTGCCGTTTGCGCCGCCGACGCCACGCGAGACGTTGGAGGTCAGGAAGGCGGGAAGGCCAGCGGTCACACGGGCAGTCGCAGCCGCGCCAGCGTTGGCGGCGACGTTGGACAGCAGCATGACTTCCATGTCGCGCTTGAGCGACTTGAGCTGGAGGGCCACCTGTTTTGCAACGGTCTGGATGTCAGCCGCGCCGTTGACATTGTCGGCGGTGTCCGAGACTTCCACGACCTTGTCGCTGATCTGGGTGTAGTTGCCCATGCGGTTGGCATTGATCGGCGCGTCGTTGCCGGGGGCGCTTTCGCCTTCCAGAACGCGGTTGGCGGTCGGCGCTGCCAGTTCGACAACGGGCCACTCGTAGTAGGTGTTGGACACCGACTTGCGACCGATGGCCGCTTGGAACGGCGTCTCGGTGGAGGAGATCGAGATATAGGCGTCCTGCAGGTCTTCACGGATGGTGGAGACGTCGTAGGTCTTTTCGGTATTGGCGTTCACGGCCATGGGGTTTCTCCGTCAGAGAGGGGTTCAGGTCAGGAGGAAACGTGCGACATCGTCCACGGTCCCGGTGCGTTTCATCTGGCTTTTGGCCTGTTCGACCTTCACGCGCTTACCCTGCTGCGGCGCTACCTTGGCCCCCGGCTTGATGGTCGGGGTCTTAGGTTGCTCGGCCCGTTTCTCTGCTGCGGCCTTGCCCGACATCAGCAGCCGATACTGGGCCGCATCGTGCAGGACGCGAAGTGCGCGGTGGTCTGCCACCTGACGCAATTCATCAAGGCTGTAGCCGTAGACTTCCGTGCCTGCCTTCAGCAAATCCTGCTTCGCCTTCGCTGCCGTTTCGGGCTTGGCAAAGGCCGGGATCGTCTGCGTCAGCATCTGCTGCTGCTCGGCAAGGAACGCTGCGCGGGTCTGCTGATCCGCCTGCGCCTGCCGCGCCGTCAGTTCTTGCACGGCCATCTGGGCCTGCTGGTACGCTGCGAGGTCGGTGTCGTACTGGACACGGGCCTCAAGGTAGCCGATGGGGTCGCGTTGCAGGAGGGCCTGATCAGGCATCTTCGGCGGCTGCATGGGGACGGACCCCGTCTGCATGGCCTGAATGAACTGGGCCGTCTGCTGGCGCTCGGCTTGCAGTGCCGCGTAGACTTGCGAAACCTCTTGCTTGGCCTCGGCAACCTGTCGCATACCCTGCTGGATGTAGGCTTGTCCCGAATAGCCCCGGATTAGTTCATTAAGGGGAACCTGCTGGTCGCGCCCGTCCACCTTGACGGTGAACAGCCGCTCGGCTGGGTCGTCCTCAACGTCGTCCGCTTCGCCTTCGTCTGCGCCTTCGTCCTCTTCCACCGCGTCGGCCTGTTCGGCGTCGTCGGCGTCGTCTTCGGTCGCGTCGGGCTGGTCTTGTGCGTCATCCGCTTGGGACTGCACCAGCACCTCATCGTCCTGTTCATCTTCTTGCGTCGGCCCGTCGATCAGACTTGCCGCCACGGCATCGATGTCGTTTCCGTTCAATGCAGTCGTGTCAGACACGGTGCTGCCCTTTCTCCAAACGTCGCTCAAGCAACTTGCCGTCCATCACGTAGGACGCCAGTTGGTCCTTCAGCAGACGCAGCGCCCGGACCATCCGATGCGCCTCCATCAGTTGTTCAGCATCGCACACATTGTCTGTGAAGAGGCTGATCTGTGCGTTTTGTACCACATCAAACGCCTCATTGAGAAGGGGGTCGTCCAGCAGGGTCTTGGCGCGTGCCGCGCGCTGCACCTTGTCCATCACACCATGCCCCCGTTACCGGGGGCCTGCGGCGGCTGCGCGGCGATCTGCATGGCCTGCCCGTTCATCTGCTGCTCGGCCTTGATCCGGGCGGTGTCCACGGCGACGCCGTACTTGGCGGCGATCTGGGCCATGGCGATCTCCATGTCCTGCAGCATGCGGTCGCGCTCCCGGTCGTCCTGCATCTGGGCCTTCGCCCACTCCATCTGGATGCGCTGCGCGTCGCTGGCCAGCTTGGCCTGCGCCTTGATCTGCTCGGCGGCGACCATGGCCTGCGCGGGATCGCCCTGCGGCGGCGGCTGCTGCCCCGGCTGCTGTTGCTGCGCCTGCGGCGGCTGGATCGGCAGGTAGTACCGATCCACGTTTGACACGCCGTTCAGCGACAGGATGTCGGCTAGCGTGTTGCGAAGCTGTGCGATGCCCGCCAGCGGGTTGGCGGGGCCGTAGGCTTGGATCGCCTGCAACTGGATTTGCAGGGTCTGCCCCAGCGCGGCGGTCTTCTGTTCCTCGCGGCCAGTGCCAAGGCCGACGTTGACGGTCGCGTCCAGTTCCGCATCCCAGACGCGGGGGTCCATCGGCACGTAGGTGCCGTTGATCCGCAGCATCTCGGCCTTGGCGCTGTGCTTAGCCATCAGGCGCAGGATTTGGACGAACAGGCGACGCATGCCCGTGTAGGCGAGGTTGGCCACCATGACCTCGACCTGCCCCGCAGCGGCGCTGACGGTGGCCGTCACGGCTGCGCGGGTGGTGGACTGCATGGCGTCGGGGTCCAACCCCATGCTGGCGCGCGTGACGCCCGTCTTCACCTCGACCATCTGGTCAACGTACTGCAGGGCGGGCAGCGTCTGGCCCGCGACAAACGGCACGGTCAGATCGCGCAGCATCCCCGGCGCGCGGACGCGGACGACGCCGCCGATCTCGTTGTTCAGCAGGTCGTCCATGTTGACCTGCCCCTCGACCGCCTCGGCGCGGGGCTGGTTGGTCATCTGGACGTTGTCCAAGATGCCGCGCAGGATCGCCGTCGCGGCGTCCTGATCCTGCTCAATGATTTCGACAAGGCTGCGCCCGAAGTACGTGTGCGGTTCAGGATCGACATGCCAGCCCGCGAAGGGGTGGTCGTCCACAGGCTCGTACATCAGCAGGCGGTTGGCCGATCCGCCCAGCAGGAACTTGTGCAGGATCGGCACGCCCGTGCCGTCCGCATCGATCCGCATGTACGCCTCGGTGATCGTCACCAGCTTCATGGCGGGGTCCAGCGCGTTCGCATCCTCATCGCGGTTGATGGGATAGCGGCGGTACTCTTCCTCTTCCTGATCGCGCATGTCGGGCGATCCGGCGACGTCCAGTTCCAGTACCTTGTCCTCATCGATGCCCAAGGCGATGACGTCAGCCGCGCGCATGTCAGTGCGGTGGCCGACGACGTAGTATTCGGCATCAGACCGCGCGTTGCGGTCGATGAAGAACTCTTCGGGCGGGACCGTGTCGATGCACAGCTTGCCTGCCGGATTGCGGCGCATGATGCGGACGTCGTGCAACTGGGGCAGCGGATCGGGCATCTGCGGTAGCTGCGACGGGTCGATGGGCTGGCCAGCGGCTGCGGCCTGCGCGGCCATCTGCTGCGCGGCTGCGACCTGCTGCTGCAGGGCCGCGATGGTGTCATCGTCCGGGCGTGCGCTCTCGCGCATGATCTCGACGCCGGGGCTGCTGACCACGGCCTGATATTGCGCGTCGTCCAGATCGGTGAAGTCGTAGACCTTGGGGTTGTCGTACTCGGCCCAGTACGCCTTGGTGAAGCCCGCCTTCTTGACCAGCGCGTCGTGCGTCACATCGCGCAGGATTTGAAAGCCGTTG